AATACTGTTATCTGTAGAATCTACATACTTCTCAAGAAGAGAAATAACAAGATTCTTAACTGCTGGATGTGTAGCAATCTGAAGAAGAATTGGTTTTACAACCGCCACTACTGCGCCCATGATGTCCTCCGTGTGAAGAGTATCCTGGGTTATTTATCAATCAGCGGGTTTTACTTGAGATCCTGGTCCAGAAGTTCCTGGTTTTGGTCCGCGATAACCTCTTCTATATGGTTTGTAACCACCACGATATCCTACTGCTTTATTGTGAGCACGAACATCTGGTCTCCAATCTTCTTCACCAGGCTCATCAAATTCTCTTTCAGAAATTGTATTACCCTCTAATTCATAAGAATTTAATTGGTTAATTCTTTCTCTTTGACGAGCAATATTTGCTCCCAAACCCGTTTTATTTTTATAATCCGATGGTTTAGTTTTGCTATGAGTGTCAACAAATTTTTTCATGCCACTTCCTATTGCTTTGGATGCCAAACCAATACCACCAGCAGCTAGAGCACCTTTAACTAACAATCCAGCGATTTCGTTTACTTCTTCACCTTCGGGTTCATAAGAACACTTAAGACCCATTGCTCTCATTTTATTTTTAATTAAATTAATCTTGGTTGATATTCCTCTAGGATCTTCTACTTCAATCTTAGTCTTAACTTTTTGATTTTCATCTTCACACTCACACTCTTCTGCTACTTTTTTTGCAACCGCTGTTGCGATAGCATAAGTCTTGGAAGTTTTTCCATACTTTTGTTTTAATTTTTTAACAATTTTTTCCTTCTTTCTTTTCTCTGCAGGTGTTAATTTCTTTTCTGCTAGAACTTCACCTTCATCTTCATTTTCGTAATGTGCTTTTAGAGTTTTTGATCCATCGGTAGGGAAAACCGTTACCTTATTAGTTTGTCCCTTTTTCATTGGTTTAATTTGTGAAGTCTCACCTTTTCCAGATGATTCTTCACTTGCAACTTCTCCAATAAACTCTTCACTTCTGGTTTCAATTGCTTTACCAATTGCTTTACGACGCTTTAAGAGATACTTATCACTCTTATCATGATCACCATCATTATCAACGTCTTTATCTTCCTTACCAACTGGATCTAGAGATTCTTTTCTAGTAGCGATTGCATTACCAATTGCTTTACGACGCTTTAAGAGATACTTATCACTCTTATCGTGATCACCATCATTATCAACGTCTTTATCCTCACGTCCAACTGGGTCTAAACCTTTACCTGCCTTTGCTCTAGCTGTTAGTTGCCCCTTCTTTTTTTCACCTTCATATGGCTCACCATATTCAGTCATCTCAACTTCCAAGTATGGGTTTGCTCTTAGTTGAGAAATTTTTTCACGAGTAGCATAACGAACATAGGACTTACCAGAATTCTTATCAGTTACTCTTACTTTATACTTTCTTTCTTGAGTTTGATTTAAAATTTTAGCATACGCCTCACCAATATCAATATCTTCCGTTTCTTTAACTTCACCAGAAAATACCTTATTAATAGCGTTATTAATACTTGAATTTACAATATCAGTTACATCAGAATTATAGTTTTCTGCCATCTGCTTCTTACCAAATAATTTTGCTTTAACAGCAATTCTTTCTTGAGCACCAAGAGAACTATTTTGCATATACTGAGAATATGCTTGACGAAGATCTACATCTTCTCTTCTAGCACGGTATCTAATGTCATAGACAGCTTGACGAATCTTCTTTTCAGATGATGCCCCTTGACTTTTATCGCCATCCGATTTTGAAGCCCCACCTTCCGCTTGGTGATGCTTTCTTTCAGGAAGCTCTTCAGTAATATGCTTTTTCATTTGAAAATTTTGTCTTAATTTACTTTTTCCTATACTTATTTATGAAATTGATACCATATGCTTTACCCCCAGGTTGCAAATTTTCTTCTCCAGTCTTAATTGCCCCTGGTGTCATAGAAACAGCATATTTAAAATACCCAGTTGTTCCAACTAGAGTATTTGGTTTTCCTGGAACTCTTTCTATCGAGTTCATTGTTTTTTCAGTATATTTAGCTTCAGTAACATCACGAATCCAAGACTTAAACATCACATGATCTTCAGTTACACAGATTAGATAATTAGTTCCCCTTCTAATAATTCTACCAATTAATCCAGTATTTAAATTTTCAACAAGTTGACCAATTTGATAGATTTTTTCTGATATGTAATTTTCACGAAGATTAATCCAATCAAATTTAGGAGCTATCTCCCAAAGATTCCACCCCTCTTTGATATTCATCGATGCTCTAACATTATCAAATAATTCAAGAGCATCACTACGTTTAAAATCTGGAGGAAGTCCTTCCCTAAACTTTTTGAAATCTCCTTCAGCAGCAGCAAGTCTCATCCTTGAAGCAGACATTCCTTCTACACCTTTTGCGTCTGGATCTCTTTCGCCTGCAGAAACAACTTCAATAGCATCAAATTGATAAAGTTGCCCATTATAATTATTGGAGAGTTTCTCAAACTCTTTTACTCTATCAGATCCACCAACAATTCTCACATTGGTATATCCATCGTTATGTGCTTTTTTAAGTACATCAAAAATTGTTCTATTTGCCGCATCATTAACAATTCTCTCACTATGTCCAGGAAACATCCTTCTCATATAAGAGATTTTAGTGTCTGGATCTAAAGGATTTTTCTTCTTATCCTGACTTCTGGAAGGAAAGATCAAATAATCTCCACCATCTTGCTGAGCTGCCGCTGCAGCAGTATCCATCAATTGCTGATGCCCAATAGTTGGTGGATTAAAACGACCAAAAGCAATTGTAAGAGTTCCTTTTGTTTTTGGAACTGGTGGTGGACCAACCTGTTGTGGTGTTTCTTGTGCTGCAGGTTGTTGTGGAGCTGCTTGTTGTTGAGCAGGTTCTTGTGCTTGTTGTGCTAATTTCGGATCAGTATACCCTGGAGATGCTATTGTTTTTTCTTTTTCAGTTTGTGCTGGATCTTTTTGTCCTACCGCTTGCCTTTTATTATAAAACTTAAGTTTACCACCTTCTGTTTTTGCAACAAATTCTCCAGTTCCCCTATCATACCATCCACCATGCCCGTCACCAACCAAACCAAGTTTTTTGGCCTGATCGGAAGCGGCAGTTGCTTCTTTTAAGAAGTTAAAAAATCTTTTCATCCCTTATCCCAGTTTTTAGCGATAGTAAAGTTAGAGCGAGAAAATTCCAAACGATCTACAAGTTTTAATGCATTTCCAGATTTAATAGCAACAAATCCTTCAGGAGCAGTTACTTTATAACCATCATCAGTTTGAATGAATGTTCCAAAAGTTTTAACTTTTGCCAATTGATTTACAACCATCAACTTGGCAGTTTGCAGATTCATATACGATGCTATGGTCATATAAATTGCTCTGTCGTTTGAAGCAATAAATTTTAATCCGTCGTTTTTTATTTTTAAATATTTATCTTGTGCCGCTTTCGTCTTTTTAGAAAGAATTTCTTTATCCAACAAACCAATATAGTATTTTGCAAAATCTTCAGAAACTTTTTTTGCGCTGGGCAATGCCATCCCAGCACGAACATAAGTATTGAAAAATTGTTTAAACAAAGTAGACATTAAAAATTTAGATTCTCCAGTTTGCTTTAAAACATCTAAAAATGCAGAAGCTTGACGAAGTGATCCTTCTGCACGATTTACTGCAGAATTAAATGCAAGAGATTGTTGTGGAGTGAAATTGGCGGATCCACTAGCATCACTAAAAGTTGCTGAAGCAACATAAACTTCAGGAACTTTATTCAAAGTACTAATATCGACACCAAAAGATGCAGACATTTCAGAAACGGTTGGACCACTATATGCAGTGTGAAAAACTATACCAACTTTTGCAGCATCTATCTTCTGCCCAAAGTCAGAATCAACTGGTACAGTGTAAGTAATTGTATTTGGACGAAAAGCAATTACATTTTCTCCGCCTATATTTGTATACACTTTATTGCTAGTAAAAAGAAGATCTCCTTGAAGAACTCCTTTTATTCCTAGTTTAGGAAAATAGGTCAAACAAGTTCTAAGTTTTTCTGCCAACTCACTGGCACCATAAAATCTGACAATATCTTCTTGAGTATAACAAAGTTTAGGTTCAGTTTTTGCAAATACGGATTTAGTTCCAACAAAAAATTTATTTTTTTCTGGGTCAATACCACATATAACTGCAGGTGCTCCATCCCATTTTGTAGTGATAGTAATCGAAGACGATTGTTGAGAGAGCATTTTACCCAACTCTCTAAGAAATGCAATTGCATTAAAACCACCCTGAGTTCCTTGATTCAGAATGTCGTCTTCTAAGTGTTCTAGGTGAGTGTTTTTTGCCATACTTGTATTATACCAGCATTTCTATGGGTAGTTTGGTGGGGTGGACAGTTTCTCAACTGACCTGAAAACCAATTCTATCAGCGGTTCTTTCTGCATAGTTTGAAGTTCTCAAATAAAGTCTATTTACCAGAGTAGATCCTCCTCCAGCAGAGGCAGAAAAAGAGGCTGCTCCAGTTGATTTATTAAGGTCCATTTTTACATATATTACTCTAGATTCATTCAAATAGATATTAAAAATTTGTTTTAAAGTATTATTTTGTGGATTTGCTTTTGACCAATTTTCAATCAATTGTTCACACTTATATCGTACTTGCCCGATACTAACTTTATCAATGTTATTTTTCTTTTCTGGAAGATATTTTTCTACAAATGGATAGAAAGCATAGGGATCAAAATTTTTAGAAAGTACACTATCAACAGCATTTTGCATCAACTTATCATCTGGTTGAATCAATTGCCATCCTAAAAATGCACCTTCAATAACACCTTTAGATCCAAGAATCTTTAATAATTGAAATTCTTTACTATTAGCAAGGGTTCCTAATTTTCCACTTGCTTCAGCAGCTGCAGTTACAAATTGTGGTTTAACTTGGTTTGAAACTCCCTTTGCTGCCTTAGCAGAGATTAAATATTCAGCATTAGAATATATTAGTTTATAGTCATACAATCTTTCACTATCTGGTGGCATGTATATTTGTGCAGAATTTATTCCAGATGTTGGTATTATCCCATTTAAAATTCCACGATGAATACAAGCAAGTGGACCTATAACTTCAGCATAATAGTTTTGTATTTGTCCCCAAGGAAAGTTATCAAATTTAATTCCTACATAATCACCTGTTCCAGTTTTAGCATATTCAAGAAGTTCATAAAGATAATCAAATAATTCACCAGGAATTTCCAATCTACTATTAATAGCATTTTGAATAGCAGTATAATATGATGTTGCTGAGAATGTTTGATTTGCTAATCCAAAACTCCCAGGACCTAAAGGAATTGCTGCTGCCTGAGCAGATCTAGGTTTTACAAAATAATCAACATTCGCATAATATACATTACTTCCAACCATAAAAGCAGCCTTTAAATGATCTTGAGTTAATGAATCAATATAAGTAACTGTTGTTCCAGGAGACCAAGTTCCAGCCTGTTTGAAAGAACTCAATTCTTGTTGAAAATATGGAACTGATTTTTTTACAGTTGTTACGTGATCGCTACCTTTCCAATTCCTTTCAAAGTTTTTCTTTCCTGTAGAAGCCACTTATAATAAAGTCGTAATTACAGATTATTTAGATGCCCGTGAGAAGATTCGAACTTCCACTGTATGGATTCTAAGTCCACCCTCTCTACCGTTGGAGTACACGGGCAAAGTGGAGAATAGGGGACTCGAACCCCTCACCCCCGCCGTGCAAAGGCGGTGCTCTACCAAATGAGCTAATTCCCCAAGTCTAAAAGGTACTGTTTTGATACGTCCTGATCAAATAATACCACATAACGAGCAGTTTGTAAAGTATTTAGAACCATATGCTTGGTTCTTCCCCAAAAAAACATAAATTCATTATTTTTGAATGATTTCTTTTGGTAATTTACTTCATCCCCTAAACACAGAAAACAATCTCTCTTTTCCTCCTGGTTAATTTCCAATCCCCACAACCCACGTATTATAGCATATTCTGTGGTCTCTGGATCTGGATCAATATGCCATCTTATTTCTTTATCTGGAAAAACCACACTCAATCCAACTCTTTTTTTAATCCCACATTCCAGTAACGTTTGAATTAGGGTTGGTAGATACTTTGAATTCTCAAAAAGAAAAATCTGATTATGAGAATCAAAATAAACTTTCTGATTATAACTTTTTTCTAATTCTTTGGAAAAAGAATCTCTATCAAAAATATTTTCGCATCCAACCATCAATGCTGAAACTTTCCAACCCCTATAGGGTGACTCTGATATTTGTCTATAATCATTATCACCATTCCAATTAGTCCAAATTAAATTTTCAAAATTTGAGTGAAATTCATCTATGATTTTATCATATCTTTCTTGCAAAAGAATTAATTTTGGATTTATTTCATCTACAGTAAAAAATCTATTCATATCAAGTAAAAATTGAATTTGCTTTTGATTGATCAGTTATGTAATCAATGCAAAGGATCGTTCTAGAAGTTGATAGATTATTTTCTACTCTATGCTCTTGCATTGGATGGAATATGATAAACTCTTTATTTTTAAAATCAAAAGTAAAAATTTCCTCAGATTCCTTATCTCTAAATTGCATTATACATTTATTTTTATCTTCTTGCTGTATATCTAGTCCCCAAAGAATTCTTAAAAGTTGAACTCCTTTTATATAATCAGTATCAAAATGCCAATCTAGACTTATATTAGGATCTAATACGTTCAAAGCACAAACTGATAAAAGATTGATTTCTAAAAGAGTTTCTTTTAATATTGGAAGCAATCCTATATTTTCATCAAAACTTTGTCCCTGTGCAAAAAGGGCAGCAACATGCCACCCTTTCTTATCTAAAGATCTTTCGCCACATTCTTTATAAGTATCTAAACTAATAGTATATCCAACATGAAAATTTGAAATACTATGTTTTTGGTTTTCGGTAAAATCTTTAAACTTTAATTTATCTTTATTATCAAGATATTCTTTTAATAAAATTTCGTGCCTATCACACAAAATTTTTAATTTTGGAGTTATCTCTCTATAATTAATAAGATTGAACATTTTGATAGTTCGTTTATCTTATTCTATTTAATTAAGAAGAGATTTTTCTAATTCTTTATCAAGACTATCCATTACTTGACGCAATCTAAAAATTCTTTCTGGAACAAACTCTTTACTATATCCAGATGTTGAGATATCCAAAATATGTAGAAGATCTATCGCAGATCTAGTATCAATTTTTAAAGTTATTTGTTTTTCTTTTGTCATACTTTGTACTTATCAAATAGTTTTCTAATATTTTGAGTGATATCCAGTCCACCAGTATATGTTTCTAAAAGTTCTCCATTATCATCAGTAATAATAAGAACGGGAGTAGCAGTTACACTATAATTTTTAGCAAGGTCTAAATTTTCTTGCGGAATAGGAGTATCGGCAAAGTCATCAAGATAAACTTCCTTGATAAAGTTGATTCGATTATCTCCGAGTGCATTAAAATATTTTTTAACTAATCCACAAGGTCCACAAGATTCTTTTGTGAAAAGAGTGAAATTACTCATCGATCATCAGAAGCACGGTTTTCGGAGAAGTAAACATCAAAAGCACCTTCGGGATAACGCTTAAGAAGTTTTTGTACGTTACGAGCAACGACATCATCAAGAGTCACATCAAGTGCCATACAAGCCTGAGCAACATACCACATAATATCACCCAGTTCAATAATCAGGTGCTCACGGTTGTCCTCATTATAAGGTTTGCCTTGGAATACCATTTTTTTGACGATTTCCATAAACTCACCACCTTCAGCATTGATGCCAACGGCAGCAGTCAAGAGACGCTCAATATTTGCACCCTTTTCGTCAAGAGCAACCAGACGATCGGAGAGAGCAAGAAAGTCCTTCGATGCATCAGAGGTTACAGCATCGACAAACTCGGCATACTTATTGAAATTAACGTGTTTAGTTTCCATTAAAATTTAAATCCTTCAAACGACTTTTTAGGTTTCTTTTCTTCATTATCATTATACTCTTCATCCTGCCCAGAGTCAAGTATGTCTTTTTGGGCAGCCTGTTCGCAATCATACAATCTCATCTTTGCTCTGTCAATACCTACAATAAAACGTTTGTAGATAGTAGGGTCATTATAACGATTCTTTAACTGTTTCACCATAATCTGTCCCAACTGCTCAAGTTCTTCAGTGCTAATAAGGGCAAACATAAGATCAGCAGTAGCAGGCAAACCAAAGGACTCGCTAGTATCAGTAAGTTCAACATCAGAAGAACCAAAACCT